GGTCCATTTACAAATGTTTTAGAGAATTTCTTTGCATGTGCTTCTATTTCTTCTTTTGTCATGTACTCAAATGCTTTTGCTCCATCTTTTAATATTGCTACACAATAGCAACCTAAGAAATTTCCTTTATTTGCTAGATTAGGCTTGTGTATTAAGTTTCTATCTAGACCATAAGTTATCTCAAAATCATCATTTTCATATACAGAGTAAGCGTATATATCCTTTAATTGCCCACTTCTTCTTAATAGTTCTATCATTCCTTTGTATCCAATTTGAAACTGGCATTCTCTGCCATATGGGATTAAGTAGCATTGTCCTAAAGTACCCGGCTCTAGCCCAAGTTGAGCAGATACCATTAATGCACCCAATAGACTCTCTTGGCTACATTGTGCTAATTTTGGGTTTTGTCTTTTAGTTGTAATAGCGATTCTTACGAATCTAT